GGCCAGTTCCAGAGCTGGCGTGGCATCGACTATTTGTTGCTCGCACTTACCGGCTGAAACCCGGGGTAGTCGATGGCGAGGATCCTGAGCTGTTAAAGAGCGGCGGGTGTTGATCCTTCGCAGTGGCTGTGTGTCGCTGCGATGAGTCAAAATTAGCAATTGCTAATTAAATGTACAATAGCATTTGCTAAATTATTTTCCTGAAGACGAAAAAAAGCCCGCTCATTGGCGGGCTGCTTTCCGTTAAATTTTGCCTAAGCGGCTGATTTCTCTAGATTATCCAGTGACTTAGCCCCCTCTGTAGGGCTTCGTACCTGCATGAGGCTGAAATTTAGATCTTCGACCATATCTTGGAGCAGCAAGATCTTTTCGTTGAAAGACTTACGACTGGAGGCCTTCAGATTAGCGATCTGTAATTCCGAAGGCGTGACAAGGAGGAGGGAGGCCTTTTGATTGTGGCCGATCAGAGAGTCATGTCTCTTCAACTGCTCAAGACGGGTGATGCGCGAACTCGCGATATCAAACAAATTACTTTGCCTGGCGCCCGGTAGCATCCCGCATATATTCACGGCCAACGCCGAGGAAAAGTAATCGCAAGGCAGGGAAATTTCAGAGCCTTTGATCGTGACTGGAACATGCTGTCCAAAATTCCTTGCCAAGCCGGGGTTGACCCTCGCCATTGCGACTCTCATGCGCTGCCAGTAGCTTGTCCGATCGTAACCATTTTCGACTACGCCGTCAGCATGGAGATCACACAAGCTCGACGTAAGGCTTACACCTTGGAGGATGATGTCGTCTAAATCCTCCCCAATCCCTTCTCGGCGCTTACTGATCGAGACACCATGGATGCCGCTTGAAAAGATTCCGCTAAATCCAGACCCCGCAAACTCAAGAGCTCTCTGGAGTGCCATCTCCATCATTGCCTTCATGCCTGGAGCAGCATCTCCATAGAGGCACTCCATAGCCTTGTCGGAAATTGCCAACTGGCCGGCAATTTCGTTGCCGTCGGTGGCAACAACGCCGATAGTGAGCCGCTCCCCTGACTGAACAATAGGTTCCATATACACGGCAGCCCAGTCGGCGTGGTATGAGGGCAGGTCAGGAAAACCGGTGAAATCTGTCTCATGCTCGATCATGGGCTAGTCCAAGTGTGCCTTGCCTTAGGTGCATACCTCCACCGATCAGGTTGGGGATATGATGTACTCGGGCCTTCAAAAACGCTACCACCTCCCGGACATGCTCGACAGAAACCTGGCAAGGGCCGGGCAGGGCTGTCTCTGCGTGAGCCGCGAAATCGCATCCATTTAAGGGTAGCGCGTCGTCGTTAATCATCTGCGCGCTTCGGCGCTTTTCAAATTCGCTGACATCTTGGATTAGCAGATTCAGCAAATGGTTGCAGATAACGCGATGAGGCGCTGTCAGGGAGTCCCCTAAAGCTTCTTCATGATCAATAAGCCAAAGCTTTCCATCGGCGCCCAGCAGAACATTTCTAAGGTTTCGATCAGCGTTTGCTATCAACTCATCAAAAACAACAGAAACCCGTTTGCTAGACCAGGTGTTCAGTACATGACTGACTTCATCAGGCCTGACAATTCTCGCAATTGGCTTGGCACCGGTGTCTACGCTTGCTAGGCATATGACTCTTGGCGTAGTCACTCCAACCTGTGAGCCGCGAGCTACCACTACGGATGTGTAGGGAACCGGGAGACCCAAGTACTGCCCGAGGAGAGCGCTTAGCACCTCGGAGTACATTTGCTTAGGCGGCAGCAGCTTCACATAGGCATGGTACTGATGACCGCCTGGAAATCTAACGAGACCGTAAAAAAGCGGATGCTGCCCGCGAAGGTCTTTGTCTTCGATGGCGTCGCCATTTACATACACGCCGAGAGACGGCTCAGTTAGAGCGTTTCTTTTTGCTGACTTCATTTGGTTTTGAGCCGTCCTTAGGCTGTGACTTCTTCATGCCGTGCTCAATCATTTTGAGCATATCGTCAACGTTCTCTCCTGACTCGACACCTTCAATTACAGCGTCTACCAGGCCATCGAACCGCGCAGGCACGATCGTGGCCGATGCAGCAGATGTCTCATTTTTTTTGATCAGATGAATTGCCATCCGGCGAAGCTCTTCGACGTCGCTTGCGTTCAACTTCCCCTCCGAAAAAGCTTTGGCAAGCATCGTTGCCACAGCCGGAACAGCAAACGAATTACCGCCGGCTGCTGCCCCAGCAGTGGCTGCTTCTCTCGCCGCGGAAGATCCTTCGGGGGCTACTAATGAGCCAGCTGGCAGGCCTGCTTTGACTTCAAGGGTTCTTGCCGCTTTCTCCCCGAGCTTTCGATGCCCGTTTAGCAGCTGCGACAGATAGGACGCATCCAGCCCGTGCTGATTCGCAAAGTCTTTCTGGCTAAGTCCGCCCATCGCATAGCGCAGAGCGCGGATTCTGAGTTCGTAAATATCCATTTCCGAATAATCGCTTCCTGTTAGCAAACAGTAAATTACTGTTTGCTATTGCGCGCCACATTAGCAAACGCTAATCTATGCTCGGTTATAGGAGGTGCGTATGAATCTGCACGACTACATCAAGTCATTCGACAAACACACGCTGGACTGCTTCGCAGCGAACTGCGGAACCACTGCTGGCCAGTTGAAGCAGGTCGCATATGGCTATCGCCGTCCTGGTGCAGCCCTCGCTATCAGCATCGAGCGCGAGTCTTCCCGCGCCATCAGCTGCGAGGACATGCGCCCAGATATTGACTGGGCATATATGCGCAGCACCGAGCCTGCGAAAAGTGCCGCCTAACCGCTCTTAGTGCTGAGCGAGATCGTCGCAGAGCCTGCTGGCTCAACTGGTCACGCAATTGACTGGCCTTCTGCTCGAACGCAGGTCAGAGCCTCATCTGAGATGACAAGGAAAGGGTAGAAGCCCAAGCGGCCACCAAACAGCAAAGGGCGGAGATCTTGCCTTGCAATTCGGAATTAGAGGTCATGGATTCGTCCTTGATCAGTAGTAGCGATTTGGCATGTGTCCAGAATACGAACGAGAGAGCCTCATGAATACGTCGAACTTGCGACACGAAACACGCGATGCGGTCTTGGTCGCCATTGCGCGCGACATGATTGCCCGGACGAGCATGAGCCAGGACGGTTTCGCAGAGCAGCTCAATCACCAGCTCTTTGATCGCGCGCCAGAGCGCTGCAAGGAGAAGGGGTTCCCCGATTTGCAGGGGATGACCAAAACCGCAGACATGCAGGCCTATGGCCGTGCCTACAAAGCATGGAGTAAGCGCGTCGAGCGTTGGCTTGATGACAGTGGTGATCGCATCGAGATCCCGTCATGGATCGAAGAGTCTTGGGTCGCAGCTCTTGATCAGCCTTGGCGTGACCGCGCCTTGATCGAGCTGTCGAGCCGGTACGGGCTTCTCGCCGTGAAACAGATCGGGTCGGGCATCGACGATGCCTTGCAGGTGTTCGCCGGAATCTCCACCAGCTTCGGGCATGTAGCCGGATTGGGCGGGAAGGTTTTCGCGGACGGTGTGTTTGACCACAAAGACAAAGCTTACGCGGAGTCCTTCGAGTCTTTCTGCCGTTCGCTTGCCGCACACGCGGTCGCCATGGCCGACCGAGCAGCACAGGTCGGTTCGAAGATTCACTAAATCCCAGGCACAAAAAAGCCGGGATTGCGCCCCGGCTAATTCATTACCACTTGATGAGGTCGATTATGCAGAGCCAACTCAATTCAAGCAATACCTCTTCCAATGTCGCGACACGTTTTCAAAATTCGCAAAACGTGTCGCGCACCACGATGTCATCCCGCGAGATCGCTAACGTCACCGGCAAACGCCACGACAACGTTAAACGCGACATCTCGGCAATGCTCAAAGACCTGAAAGTAGATGTACTCAGTTTTGAGGACATCTATCTGGATGGCCGCAACCGGGAGCAGGTGCAGTACCTGCTAGACCGCGAGCACACCGACTGCCTGCTCACCGGCTACAGCGCACCAATGCGCATGAAGGTGATTCGCCGCTGGCGTGAACTGGAGCAGCAGCAGGGCGCCCGCGAGCAAGTCCTGATCAGTGGCACCAAGGTCGTCGGTGAGCTGGCAATCCTTGAGTGCTTTACTCGCCTCCTGAAGCCGGCGCCGTCCAGTCAGATGCTTATGCTGGCCAAGATTGCCGCGAACAACGGCCTCGACGCCAAGTTCCTCCCTGGCTACACCATCGACGCTGCGCCAGACGCAACGGGCGGTAGTTCGATGCCGACCAAGGCCATTACTGCCCTGATCAAAGATCACGGCATCGCCAGCACCGCCGCCGCCTTCAATCGTGCACTGGCCGCCAAGGGCCTCCTCAAGCAGCTCCAGCGCAAAAACTCCAAGCAGGAAATGGTCGACTTCTGGTGCGTGACCGATAAGGGCATGACCTACGGCAAGAATCTCACCAACCCCCAATCACCCCGCGAGACGCAGCCTCACTGGTACGTCGATCGTTTCCTCGAACTGGCCGACCTGATCGGCAAGGGAGCCAAGTAATGGCCGGAGACTGGATAAAAATGCGCATCGAACTTCAGACTCATCCGAAAGTTTTCCGCATGGTGTCCGCATTGCAAGCGGACAGACTTCGGATCATCGGCGGACTGCACATCGCTTGGAGCATCTTTGACACTCATTGTGATGATGGTGTGCTGGTGGGTTACACCACTGATGCGATGGACGCTGTCATCGGCTGGCCAGGCTTCACCCAGGCAATGATTGACGTTGAGTGGGCCGCCCTGAATGACGCTGGAAGCCTTGTAATGCCTCGCTTTGACGAGCACAACGGCAAGAGTGCGAAGCGCCGCGCCAACGACAATGAGCGCAAACGTAACGACCGAAACAGCAAGGATGTCCGCAATGTGTCCGCTAGTGATGCGGACAAAAAGCGGACTAGAGAAGAGAAGAGAAGAGAAGATAAAGATCAAAAGCCTTATGGCGATGATGCGGTCGATCCTGCGGAGCTGTTCGCACGGTTCTGGGCGCTGTATCCCCGCAAGGTCAGCAAGGACGCTGCACGTAAGGCTTGGGACAAGCTTGATCTGTCCGCAGAGCTTTTCGAGACGATGATCAAGGCCTTGGGTGCGCAGAGCCTTAGCGTCGACTGGACCAAGGACAACGGCCAGTTCATCCCGCACGCCTCGACCTGGCTCAACGGCAAGCGCTGGGAAGACGAAGTGCCGGAGTCGGTACCCACGGGCAGCAATGTTCACCAGTTCCCGCCGCGACGTCAGGCCAATGGCCCGGACTTCGACGACAAGACCTGGGCTGATGACTTGGGGGCTCTCTGATGAAATCCCCCAATCAACTCATGCAAGNCATGGGCAATCTTCCNGCTGTCGAAACCGCTCCACTGAAAATCGACACCGGTACNGCCGACGTCGTGAACTCACTGTTCAAGGAACTCAAGGCGATCTTCCCTGCTTGGAAACAGGCTTGGCCGCTCGACGACGATCTGAAAACGGCGAAGCGCAGCTGGATCAAGGCGTTCATGGCCCAAGGAATCACGCGCATCGAGCAGATCCGCTACGGGATTGAAAACTGCCGGAAGCTGGGCACCGATTTCATCCCGAGCGTGGGCAAATTCGTTGCGATGTGCCAGCCGTCGCCGGAAGATCTCGGCATACCGATCCACGAAGTCGCCTACGCAGAATCCGTCGCAAACGCTCACCCGAGCATGGCCGGAAGTCGCGAGTGGTCACACCAAGCCGTGTACCACGCTGCAAGCCAGTGCGGATTCAGCGCGCTCAGCACGATGAAGACCGATGTCAGCCGAAAGCTGTTCGACCGTAACTACGACATCACCATCCAGATGATGCTCAAGGGTGAGCGACTGCGGAATATCCCGCTGGCCTTGCCTGAGCGCGTCGATGGTCGTGTGACGCCTGAGATCGGCAACCAGGCGTTGTCCAATCTGCGCAAAAGCCGGGGAGG